CCTAGAGAGGAGCCCATCTTCCCAAAAATGGAACCAGAAGTGCCCGCCGCACCGTTAGCTCCCTCACCATAAAACAACGTGCCGCCGCTTTGCGAAGTGGCTGTAGAAGTACGATACGCCCCGCCACCACCGCCACCAGAGCCGTCAGTAGCCGCTACGTTGCCGTTATTGTTGTACCCGTTTCCGCCAACACCGGAATATCCAGCAGCACCGCCAGCACCGCCACCGTACCCAAGAGTAGTACTAGGTGCGCCACCGTTACCCCCAGCATATTTAATATCGCCGACAGAAGCGGCGGCGCTACCGCCACTGCCGCCCGAGGTAGTACTGATGCCACCCCCGCTTCCGCCTTTTGCCAGCAGCAGATCAGTAGAGCTACGGCGCAAATATGAATCGCCACCAGCAGTGCCACCAGTCCGAGTACCCGGACTAGCAGCGCCACCCGCGCCACCAGCACCAACTACAACGCTCAGCGTCTCACCGGGAGTAACCGCCAGACTGTTTATGTAAGCAAGTGCGCCGCCGCCACCACCAGCGCCTCCATCACCGCCGGAAGACGGGTTGCCACTACAACCACCGCCGCCACCACCAACTGCTACCGCACTTACGGCGTAAACCCCAGAGGGGACAACAAACGAGTAGGAACCGTCATCCCAAAAAGTAATACCGCCTACGGTGGTAGTAGGAGGGGCAGAGGATATAGCGTTGATAGCGCCCTTACCAGCAGCGAACATGACTACTCCTTACGGCGTGTAGTTCTGGCCAACAGTGGTGCCGTACCAGTTGGTGCCGTCGGCGAAGAAACTAAAGATGTCCATACGCGAGGCGGTGGATGTCACCGTGGGGGCGGTGCCACCGGGCCACTTAACTGCGTTGAACGAACACGTAAAACTACCCGCTCCGGTCTTTAGCTGCACCAAGAAGCTCTTCCCAGCCGTGGCAGTCGGCAGCGTTATCGTCGCATTGCCCGTAAGCGTAAGCACCTGAATGGTGCCGTTAGCCAGATCAAGAGTAAGCGCGGTGCCGGTGTTGGCGGTGAAAGTTGTCTCGGTGTAGTTGGTGATTGTGGGGTTGGTCAGCGTCTTGTTAGTCAACGTCTCCGACCCAGTCGGCGTGACGTAATCTGTACCCGCTACCGCCGCAGTAAAACCCGAACCCGTACCCTTGAGCACACCGCTGAGCGATGTAGTGACAGCAATCGTGCCTGACGTGGTGACTGGAGAGCTACCAACGCTGAAGCCGCTCGGCATGGTCAAGCCGACAGAGGTAACCGTACCGCCACCACCGCCACCAGCGGCTGCAATCGTGATAGAGCCGGGACCGTTCGTGATGGTGATGTTAGACCCAGCCGTCAGCGTGGCTTTGGCGAGCGTGTTGCCTGTGCTATTACCAATCAACAACTGACCATCCGTGTAGGAGGTTTGGCCCGTACCGCCACTGCCAACTGCCAACGTACCGGCAACAGTGACTGCACCAGAAGTCGCTGAGTTAGGAGTCAGACCAGTCGAGCCGAAGCTAATCGTAGAGACGTTGCTACCGCTAGTACCAGAAGCAACAAGTACAAAGTCGGTGCCAGTCCACGCAACCAGCGCACGAACGCCCGTTGACAGCGTGACGCCAGTAGTAGCAGATCCTTTGACGACCACGCTCGCATTTGACTGGTTGTCTACGATGTAGGCTTTGCTGCTACTAGGGGCAATGATGTTGCGAGTCACGCCGGGTGACCCAGTAGGTACAAGGATTGCGCACCGCGCTTGATTGGTAGCGCCCGACCCAGTGGTCGTCAGCGTCCAATCACCAGAAGTGACACTAGCCGTTGCCGTGGCTGCGATGGCGTCTTCAACAAGCTCCGTGATGCTGTTGTTGACAACGTTGCCCCATGCGCCGTCAAGCTCGCCTTCGACTGGAAGCGCGAACCCCAGCAGGGATGTATATGCAGTAGTCATTTGTTACCCCCTTACCAAGACCAAATAATTACAACGCCATTGCCACCACGACCACCAGTAAGCGCGTCTTCTCCAGAACCACCGCCACCAGAACCTATAGCGGCATCGCCACCTTTGAGACCAGCCGTATCGTTTGTAGTGCCCCCAGCGCCCCCTAGGCTATATAGCAACTGATTGACCATTCCAAGAGAGGAATATCCATTCTGAGCGGGGGTGGCAATACCTGCTGGAGTTATAGGTACGCTTCGACCGTATTGTCCAGTTACACCGCCTCCAGTGCCAGCGGCACCGCCAGCACCGCCTCCGCCACCAGACAAGAAAGTTGAAGTAGACGCGGTCACACTACTACCAGAAGTGGTACTGCTTCCGTTAGCTCCGTTTTGTCCGGCTGTAGAGTTCCAAATACCGGTAGACGCAAAAGGTGAATCAGTAAATGCAGCCCCACCTACACCTCCTGTTACAGACGCACTAGCGACTGCTGCACCTCCGGCTGCGCTTAACAACGTATATCCAGTACCATCTCGCTGTTGAAACACAAGAGAAGTAGCACCACCAGCCACATTGGTTGTGCCACCAGAACCAATAACGACACGCACGGCGTCTGGCAGAGCAAACGAAGGGCCTATCCAAGTAACAACAGCACCTGATCCACCTCCGCCACCACCGATAGTAGTGCTACCGTTCCCACCGCCGCTCCCCGCGCCAACTAGCGTAATTCCTACCATGCTTGCGCCACGCGGTTTTACCCACTCATTAGTAGAGTAAAAGATTTGAAAATTTGCGGTAGTTGGGCCGGGTGTATTAAACGTGTCAAGCATACGTCACCACGCAACAATAATTACTAGGCCGTTTCCGCCTTGATGTCCGGGACATGAGGGAGTCAACTGCCGTGAACCTCCACCTCCGCCGCCTGCGCCATTAGATACTCTATGTCTTGGTTCGTTTGCCGCAGCAATAACATCGTAAGTGCGACGCGACCCTCCAAAAGTCTGCATAGGAGAAAATGTCAAACGTCCGGGCGATGCGTTTGCTGAAAAATATCCGTATTGACCGCTGTAGGAAGTGGCTGAACCGCTTGCACCACCAATAGCCCAAGTAATTGTGGATAGACTTTGCCCAGTACTGCCAGCAGTTCCGGCAGCGCCAGACGTAGTGTTAACAATTGCAAACGCAGACCACAGCGGAGCTACGGACGAGGAAGCAGCCGAACCTCCTGTACCTCCAGCACCGTTGCCAGTGGCCCCAGAACCCGTGCCGGTACCGCCGTTATTGCCGCTGTCTGCGGTAACTAGAACCGTGCCGTTGTACAAAATGTTAGTACTTTGTGTGACATACGCACTACTTGTAGTGCTGCCACCAAGGTCTACTTGTATATCTAATTCAGGCGGTACAAATATAGCTGGGATTAGCAAATTAACAGTGGCTCCTCCGCCACCGCCACCACCAAAGCCAAAAAAAGTACCGTCTCCTGACCCAGTGCCACCGCCACCACCAGACCCCACGGCCATAATCCAAACCATACCTATGTTTGGCGGTTTAACCCAAGACTGGGGGTTGCTAGTTGTAGTGCTAGAAGGAACACCAAAGATGCTAACTTGTGCACCTAAAGGAGTGGGGTATTCAAATGGGTACATGTCACCAACTCACAATAACTGCGTAACCGCCACCGCCTAAACCGGCGAGAACAAGAGAATCTTCACCAGCACCCCCACCGCCAGATCCAATACCGCCTCTACCACCTGCACTTCCAACAGTATCGTTAGTACCGCCGCCCCCGCCACCGGCAGACACAAAGAAAGGACTAAAGATAGTAAACCCGTTCGAGCCGGGCACCGTACCGCTTGTTGGACCGCCAGTGACTGTTGGGTAGCCCATCAAAGGAATAACACCGCCACCCGAAGACGCTACGGCAGAAGAACCGCCAGCCCCGCCTGATATTGGCAATGTTGCAGTGACATTACCGGGTGTTGCTGATGCAGTGCCGCCGTTTGTACCCGCAGTCAACGTAACAATACCTGTCGCACAAAAACCATTTGCAGTAAAAACTGCGCCGCCAGTCCCGCCCGTTGTAGCCGCAGTGCCTGAATTTCCACCGCTAGCACTTAACAGCGTATACGACGTGCTACCTACAAAATAGGTAATGCTAGTGCTACCGCCAGCCGCACCGGTTGCGCCACCAATCCCAACCGTAACTATAAGATTATCTGGCACAAACATGGCAGAGCCATACCACACAGATATAGCGCCTGAACCACCCCCACCGCCTCCAGCGCTAGCAGTAGCTAGCCTGCCACCGCCACCTGCGCCGATTAATACAATGTAAGCATTAGAGGCACCGCGAGGTTTTACCCACGTACCAGACGCAGTAAACTGCTGTACGTCGCAGGAAATTGGCGAAGGGGTGCCAAATACGTCACGCATGACTTATGCCCAAGAAGGCGCGGCAACGTTTGTAGCTATACAAGTATATTCAACTTTTTCCTCAGGTTGAACTTTTGTGCCGTCGGCGCGATATACACCTATGCACACACCTTCTGACATTTTCATAAACCCAGAAGTACCGTCAGAAAACTCAATAGCCCACCAAATAGCGTTCATTAGTAATCTCCAGCAATAACAACAACTGAATAACCAGTACCTGCGGAACCTGTTGAAGTGCCAAAAGTCAAATACAACAAATAATTTGGATCAAGAGCGAAGTTCAATGCAAGCTCATACACAGGAGTAGCTGCCGTCTGAGACACGGTAGTTATGGGCAGTGTGATTTCGTCGTAGAGCCAACTATTCGTTGCGCTAGTGCTTGTAGACGTTGAGATAAACACCCGAGCAACCGTGGCAGAAGGAGAACCCACAGGTCGAAACCTAATTTTCTGTACGTACGAGCCGTTAGCGCCCGCAGTGAAAATTTTTATCAGCGTACCACTGCCGTCTTGTGCAGTGTTTGCACTTGGCCCCACAACGGTGCCGCTGTTGTTGAATGCGGCGGAGTCAGTGGCTCCATTAGCGGAAAAAATTGGTTGGGTATTAGCAGGCATGATGACCCCTTACGGAAGAATGCAGTTGATGGCGAGAGCGCGGGACAACCCCTGAGCCACGGTAATCTCAGCAGGGAACGTAACGAAAACGTTCTTGGTACCAGCCGAAAAGCTGACTTTGGATGTTCCGCTAGAGGACGAAAGCACTGTATCTCGGCTTAGCGTAGTGCCGCTAGAGGTGTAAGTGCCAACCCCCACCTCCCATTCACTAGCAGTGGTGTGCGCAATGCAATAGTAAGTAGCATTACCATCCCCAACGGCAGAGAAAGACTGGAACCCAGTAGCCGCACCAGCAAGCGTGATGGTGCCGGTGCCATTGGTTGTGGTCGTTTCTTTTACGCGATCAGCAAGGACAAAGGACATATCAGCCTCATTCTGTTATTACGTCAGTCCAACCCGCCCCCGACGTTCCAGCAGGTACATCTTGCCAACTAGCAGTCTGCACAGTCGTTATGTCGCCCCAGTTGGCAGTCTGCGTGTCGTCGATGATCTCCCACAGGAACCGGGCGAACGCGGCGTCGGTGGCAATCGCACTCTCGTTAACCTGCGCAAGATACGACAAACCGCCGGAAGTTACAACCGTTGCAGTAGCCGCTTCAGAAACAGTCGAATTCTGGCTCGCAGTCGTCGATGTCTGATCGGAAGCAAATGCGCCTTCAGACACCGAGGCTTCGATTATCCGCGCCGCAGAAACAGTGTCGGCTGCGGTAGCAGTCTCGGATACGGCTGCGTCTACCGGGACCAACGTGCTAATGCTGTCTGCACCGGTAGCCGTCTCCGATACCGCAGCCTCAAGTACCCGCTCAGCCGCTACAGTGTCAGCAGCCGCAGCCGTTTCAGCCACAGCCGCATCAAGCGTAAGGCTTGCCGCTACAGCGTCCGCGCCAGTGGCGGTTTCCGCAACCGCAGAATCGACCGTGGCGTTGGCCGCTACAGCGTCGGCACCGGTGGCGGTTTCCGCGACCGCAGCATCAAGACTGATACCGGCGGCGACCGTGTCCGCGCCAGTGGCAGTCTCTGCAACCGCAGCGCCCAGCGAGGCAGAAGCCGTTGCAACATCCTCAAGGAGAAGCGTCTCGCTCAAGAACGCTTGCAGCGTAACGTCAGCCGCTACAGCATCCGCGCCAGTGGCAGTCTCTGCAACCGCAGCATCAAGTGTAAGGTCAGCCGCAACAGTGTCTGCACCGGCAGCAGCTTCGGCAACCGCAGCATCGAGCGAAAGCCCCGCCACTACTGCGTCGGAGCCGGTAGCTGTTTCGTTTACAGCCGCATAGACCTCAACGTCAGCAACTACTGCGTCGGCCCCAGTAGCAGTTTCGCTTACCGCTGCATTGAGGTCGGCTTGGGCGGATACCGTGTCAGTGCCCGTAGCAGTCTCGGATACAACTGCGTCCAAGGCGCTGAACTTGTCAGCCTCTATCGAGTCGGCAGCGGTGGCGGTCTCTGAGACGGAAGGCGCAAAGGCTGCGTCGGCTGCAACACTATCAGAGCCAGTGGCTGTCTCGCTAACTGTAGGAGCGAATTCAGCATCAGCCGTTACGAGGTCAGCACCAATCAGCGTTTCGCTCGTAAGCGCTTCAAACGTAACACTGGCTGCTACGGTATCGGCACCGGAAGCAGTCTCGCTTACTGCGGCTTCCTGCGAAACATCAGAACTGACGGTGTCCGCGCCAGTAGCGGTTTCGCTTACGGACGAATCGAGAGACAGGCCAGCGACCACCGCATCAGCGCCAGTGGCCGTTTCCGAAACAGCAGCGTCGGTGGTGCGCTCAGCAGATACCGTATCTGCACCAGTGGCCGTCTCGGCTACGGCAGCGTCAGTAGTGCGATCCGCCGCGACAACATCAGCGCCGGTAGCCGTCTCAGCAACCGCAGAACCAAATGCCGCATCAGCCGCAACTGCATCAGAGCCCGTCGCAGACTCCGATACTGCGGCATCCTTGGAAGTCTCAGCCGCAACCGTGTCGGCTCCGGTAGCCGTCTCGGCTACGGACGGGCTTACGGTTAGGTTGCTAGCGCAAACGTCTTCGATAAGAAGATCGTCTTCGCAGGCAGAATTGAACGTGCTTGCAGCGGCTACAGAATCTGCGCCAGTGGCAGACTCAGAGACAGCCCGAGCAAATACAGCGTCGGCAGCAACGGTGTCTGCGCCAGTGGCAGACTCAGAGACAGCAGAAACAAATACAGCGTCGGCAGCGACTGTATCCGCGCTAGTAGCAGACTCAGATACAGCGCTTTCGTAGGTGTTACCACCACCACCCGTGGCGGGGCTACCCGCGTATGCATCCCCAGCCAGAGGGCCGAAGCCAAAGAGGCTTCCATCTTCCTCTACCGTTACGGGGGTAGGGGTAGATGATGCTAATGCTGAGAACGCTGCCGCAGCAAACGGATTAGTGCCCAGCATGGCTACAGAGTGTTATGCAGTTGGGAAAGGTGTACTTGGTGGAGTGAACGAAGCAGTATATCGAGCAACGCCTTTGGTTATACGGAAGTCGTTCATGTAACCATTAAGGTAGTCGCCAGCACCGCCCGCGTAGTTTTGCCAACCAAGTGCAAGAGTCAACGTACCAGAATTCTTTGGGAACGCACTATAAGACGAAGTTGAAATATTCAACGTACCGTTGATGAATAAACGAGTTGTCGTGCCGGTAGCAACATAAGTTACAGCCAAGTGATACCACTGCCCCGTAGAAAGTGAAGTTGAACTAGCCAGTACGGTAGTGCCACTAGAGAGCACGTTAAGAACGCCGCCGGTTAAGAATAAGCTAAACCGCGTGCCAGCAGCAGATCCGATTTGCCAAATATACGGGGTACTAGCAACAGACGAGAAATATACCCAGCACTCTACAGTCCAATCACCAGTGGCAAAGTCATACCCTCTAGACGCAGGGAACGACAAATAATCATTAGTACCGTCAAACGCAATAGAGCCCGAACCAAATTTGGATTGAACTGTACTAATTTGCGTGTTATCTACAGTTACGCAGTCATTAGTAATTGCGTTGTCAATAACTGCGCCGTTTGTGAAGTTAAGCAATATAGAAGTATTGGTAACATCAGTCAACGGCGTAGTAGGTGGAGTAAAGTTTGCCGTATATGACGCAGTGCCTTTAAGCATGCGAACATTCGACATATAACCCGTAGCATACGTCGTTGCGTTTATGTCCCGCATGAGGGTCATCTGCATGCTTGAAGTCCACGTATCTAGAGTAGTATACGTAGTTCCAACTTGAACCCCGTTTACAAACATGCGTGTATTAGACCCGGATCGAGACAAAGCTACATGGTGCCATGTATCAATAAAATTAGCGGCGGTAATAGCTCCACTTATTTTTGCAGTAGCGCCGCCTGTGGTGCCTACAAAATAAGATAAATTGCCACCAGTATAAATAATGGCTAAGCGATTAAAACTGCCGTCAGTAGCTTGGAGGTTAAATAAATCCTGCCTCGCAGAAGAGCGCGGATGCACCCAAAACTCAATAGTAAAATCCCCTCCAGCGGGGTTTAACGACGCAAGAGTATTAGTAGTCTGGAGGTAGTCGGTGGATCCGTTGGCGTACAAGCTGCCGCCCATGGTGCCGGCTGCGTAAGACGCCGTAAAATTAAACGGCTGAAAGTTTTGAATGCTTACATTGCCCGCGCGAGTAACAGCAAAGTTGTTAGCACTGTTGTCGTTGAAGCGATTGCTTTGGCAAATCAATAGTGAAGTGTTGGTAACAGCCGTAAGAGGGGTCGTAGGAGGAGTAAATACAGTAGTTCCAGTTGTAGTAACCGCCGTAGAATATGCAGCGACAACTGAACCACGAACTACTCGTAAGTTCGATATATACCCTACAATACCGCCACCTTCATTAAAAGTTCTCCAAGCAGTCGACGAAGCAAAATTTGTGCCGCCACTAGCAGAGTAAGCTCGTAGCACGCCGTTTATAAACATTCGTGCATCAGATCCAGATCTTGTGATACAAATATGCACCCATTGGTTTGTTAGGGAGCTTATATTGTACGTTAATACGGCTGACCCGCCGTTAGGGCCGTAAGTTAAAGTTCCACTGGACAAGTACAACTGCCAAGCGCTAGCGGTTGTACTTTCAAATAAACGCGGAAAATTAGCACCCATGGTACTAATATACACCCACATCTCTACAGTAAAATCTTGTGTACCTTCGGGCCCCGCTGCCCCAGAAATAGAAAGCGAATCTCCAGTGCCGTCAAAAAACACTGAATACGTAGGGCTATAGGGGTTAAAAGTGCCTTGTGTGAGCGTACCGTAACGAGTAAGACTATTGGCAGCAGTAGACGAGTCCAAAAACGTATTGTTTGTACCGCCGTTAGTTCCAGTACCCGGCAACAACGCTGTCACGTAAGGCCAGTAAGTATCGGTAACGGTGTAAGAAGGCCACTGCCCAGCTTTATCCAGAACTTGAATCTGGTAGAGGCTGAAAGACCCCGAAGCAGCCGCAGAGGACGTAGTATTCAGGGTGCCAACAATACTGCCGTTACCGCGATTCATCAGGAAATCTCCTCGTACGAGCAGACGGCTTCAAGGTCGCTGTTTGCGTTGGCCGTAATCCGAAGAGCATCCCCTTCTTCCAAGTACAAAGGCTTGTTGATGAGGTCCAAAGTAGCGTCCGCCGGTACCGTAATCGTGTAAGCGATACGGTATGCGGTGCTTGAACGATAAACGTCTACATCTACAGTGGCATTATTTGTTCCGTCTACGTTAGCCACGTACAGCGCGTTAACTTTGAGTACCTTACCGCTGGCCGCAGTATTAGTCACAATGGCAGTCGCGGACGTGGTGACCACCAACACGGCGGTCTTTCCATACATTGCCGAAACATTGACGATGTTTGGCGCAGCCATTTAAGACCCCCCATAGGCGATAGACATAGCAACAATCTTGCTATTTGTCGTGGTTACCAAGGACGCCGGGTAGGTAACGAACACGTTCTTTGTACCCGCGCTAAAGTTAACAGCGCTTCCGCTGTTACTGGACGCTAGGATAGTGGTACGACTAAGCGTAGTACCGCTCGATGTGTACGTACCAATACCGACTTCCCACTCCGCAAGCGTGGAGTGGGCTATTGTGTAGTACGTAGTATTGCCGTTACCGACGACGGCAAAACTCTGGAACCCAGTAACAGCACCGGCCAGAGTAACAGTACCCGTGCCGGTGGTTGTAGTGGTTTCCTGTACTCTGTCGGCGAGGACGAGAGGCATTACTCATCCTCAAGCGGAGAGGCTGAAGGTGTAAGTAACGTTCAGCGTATCGCCGTTGACCACGCTACGATCACCGGGGGCTTGGAAGTCAGCAGCCGAGAACAGCGTGCCCGTCGTACCACCCTTGGTGTCGTTGCTTGTCAGGAACGCACCGCCAACAGTCGTCGTGGCATTGATGCTAAACACAGCCTTGCTCGCGCTGTTGGTCACCACGGACGGGTTGGCGTTCGTCGCAGCGGCAAACGTAGCGGCGGGACGCGTAGATTGGCTGTAGTCCGTCACTTCCGTCCAACCGCCGTGCGAGGACATCGTGTCTCCAGCAGCGGGGTTATTGGAAGACGCTGCTCCATACAGACCAACATACCAAGAGGTGATCTGCGTAGTAGAGGTCAGCGCAGAGCCTGCCATGTATTGCAGACCGACGTTCACCACAAGGTTAGGCGTCTCTGCAACCCACTTGAGGTTGCCGTCCTTGTCGTAGCACTCAACGGTGTACTTGCCCGTCGCCGTTGCGCCTTCGGACGATCCGGTGTTGGCGATCAGCCCACCGCCCACGGTATCAACGGCCTTAGCCTTTTCGATGCTCATTTGATGCTCCTAGTTAGAAGACCGGATCAAGGCACTATTGGCGTCGTTGACCGGCATGACGATGGTGAAAGTGTTTACAGAGGTCTTGTCTGACCCAAAGTCCAACACTGCAATAGACTTGTTGCCCTTGCTTGCGTTGTAGATTAGCGCACATCGCGCAGTAAAGGTACCCGGATTCCACTCTACATTAGCAAAATCAACGTAGGCCGTATAGCCAGACGAGCTTACTGTAACGCCAGTAAGTACCTTGCCGCCAGCAGAATACCCGGTACCCGTTATCTCGTGGTCAGTCGTATAGACAGTCGTATTCGCGTTCAAATCAGCGTTCGCGTCGTACAGAGCAATCTTGAGCACATCCACGGTTAGGTCGTGGGTGCCCAAGTAAAGCTCCTTCTTGAAGCTGGTTGTCTGGGTTTGAACGATGCTCATCAGTTAACTGCCAACCGTACTTGGCCATCACGGTACGCGTCCATACGTTGCTTGCCATCGCCCAAATTCTTCAGCAGAGTGATCGCCTGCACGTACAGCTTCTCGTATAGCGCTACCAGATCGTCTTCGCCCTTCATGAACCGGATGGCTTCAACAAGCGCCGCGTTCAGCAAAGCAGAGTCGAAGTTATCGCCAAGCCATGACGTGCCAGCGGTAACGATTGACTCCGGGTAGTAGTAATAGTGCAGTTCTGCGGTCAACGCAGCACTAGGCGTCGGCCCGAGGATGAATGTCAACTCGGTAACGTTGTCGGAGCGAGGGCCAAAGATAGCGTAGTGCTTGGGCACTCCAGAAACGTTAGGGTTTGGGTACGCCTCACGGATGAAGTTGACATCCTTGTTGAGCAAGTACACGTAGTCTCCGTCTGGCTTTACTACCGCCAAGGAGTACACCGACAGGAAGTCAGCAGGGCACTGAAGGTACTTGTTACCAAGAGTCAGCGTACCAGTAACGTTCTTACGCAAGTTGGCAAGTTGCACCGTGTTGTAGATACGTTGCTCAGCCTGCTTCGTGAACAAAGCATACTGATCATTCGTAAAGGTGTTCTCGCAGATGTCTGCGATGTTCGCCTTCAACTCGGTGTAGTTCATCTATGCCTCACGCCATTGGGCCACGAGCCATCGTTCCCTTGGTAGCACAGCCGGTACCACGAATCTTGATGCCGGAAGTCTTGGGTGCCGGGTCGTAGCCGTCTCGGGTAATGTTGCCCACCGACATGTTTATACGGTTTGCGACGGTCGGCTCCGCAGTAGCGCCGTTGCCAAGAGCAACCTTGCCACCCTTCATCGTGTGCGGCTCGGCATAGACCTTGGCGTCGCCAACTTCTTTGCCGCCCATCTTCTTGCTGAACTTAGCCATTTCAGCCACCCTTCTTGTAGGTGAACGAAGACTTTTTCTGGTTGGCAACCTTGGCAAGATTGCGGCCCAGCGCCTTCATCTGTGCATTGGTCTTACCGCCCTTGGCAAGCTTAGTCATGGGTTGACCGGGGTGTTTTGCTTTTTCGTGCTTGTGCACGGCCCCAGCAATCATCTTCTTGTCTTGCGCGAGATCTTTCTTGTCCATATCGACTCCTTACGTCGTTTGGATGGTTACTGTACCAACAGAGGCAATTGCCACCAAGTAGTTTGGCGTCAACCCTGCATCAGTTCCTCTAGCCCCTCCAACGGGGTTCCACCCCCATTGGATGTCCCGAGAGCCGCCAGTGGGTACACCACCGTACGGATTGTCCGGGTCGAGTTGCAGTCCGTTCACCCCCGCAGTTACATACGTGCTGTCCTTGCGCGGGTTGCGCACGGCTTGCGGGTCGTCAACCGGATACATACCAAGCTGCAACTGCGGATGGTCTGGATCCCAACATTCTTGGCAAACCAACAAGTTGAAGATCTTGGTCTTAATGACCTCTTTGCGCAACGTCTTCAGCTTGAACTGCTGCCCACAGCGGTCGCACATGGCGATGCTGAACTTGCCAGAGGCGAAGCGATTACCCATTAGGTATACCCCCCGCCAATAAACATCTGCCGGGGCACAAACCGCACTGCGGCTTTCTCGCGGTCTTCGCCTGCGGCCAAATCAAACTGCTCGTCGTATGCCTGCTTGAGCATCGGGAGCCGGTCGGCCAAGTCGGGCTGCTTCATGGCAATGTAGTACGCCAGCCCTGCAACCACACAAGGCAGGAAACGGAAGTTCATGTCCGCCGTGGCTACCCCAGACCCAGCGTCTTGAATACGGCGCAGTCGCCAGTACACAAACGTGTACGAGGTGCTGTTATCAGGTGTCGGCCAGACAGTGACGGCAGGCAGGTTGGGGTTAAAGACCGTAGTGCCGTTGGTATGCGAAGCGGCAGTCGTGCCGTTCTGTGCACGGAACACACCGCCCAGCGTGTTGTCGCTGTTGATGTACCCGTAGTAGATATCTTCGCTGTCAAGCCGGATAAAGCCAGCAGCCGGAAGGCTCGTGGTGTCGCTGAGCGTGATCGTCGTGGTGGAGCTATTGATGGTACCCACCAATGTCGCGTTGGCCGGGCTTACTTGCCCGCTCATGCGTTGCACCCAGACTTGTATAGGACGCGCTTGCTGTAGCTTGTTAGGTATCGTAGCGTACGTAGAAACGCTAATACGGGTGATGGTCAGATCCGCCTGAGTGGACGAGGAGTTGGCCCCCGTGCGGATGACGTGCTCCATCAGGTCGATGGTGTCAGTCGGCAGTGCGTACGTGTTGAGGCCGGGGGTCAGCGTGAAGCTCCCCTCCTCAATCGTCCACATGTTAATGCCCCGGTTCTGCCACTCGATAGTCATCAAGTTCATGGAACGACGTGCAGTGCGCAAGTCGTAACCGGAACGCATTTCTCGGCCAGCACGCTCGAACGCTTCCTCGGCTAGATCCGTGAAGTCAAGATCGAAAGCGGTGGTGCCGGTTGTGGTCATGGTTTATCGCTTGGCTGTTTTTGCTGACTGCTTGAAGGCTTCAGCCGTTGGAGCACCAGCTTGACCCGGCTTACGCATGCGCTCGCCAGAGCCTTCAGCGATTCTTTTGCGCTTTGCATGGATATTGGCATACAGACCCACCTCCCCGCCTTCAGCGTACTGCTCAAAGTCAGTGTCGTCGCGGCGAGCCTTGCGCTTACCGCTGGGCATCTTCGAGGGCATGATGGCCCCCATACCGCGACTGGGCATCATGTCAGCACTTCCCCATCTTGCCGCCACCGGCCATCTTGACCATCGTGCCCTTGGTCTTGCCCTTGACGGCGACGCCATCGCGGCTTGGAGCAGCGGTCTTAACAGCGCCCATTTTGGCAGTCGTCATGCCCTTCTTTTGCATGACGCCACCGCCCATAGCCATCTTCTTTGCCTTCATTTCGGACTCCTTGTTGGAAAATTTACGGCCCTTATCGGCCTGAACAAACTCTTCTCCCACGGACTGTGGGACGCCTGCTTTCTTGGCGAACTTGGGGTTGTTAGCCACCGCCGCCATGAACCTGTGCTGTTTTCCGCTAACTGAGGGCACTTCGTTGCTCCTTCATGTAAGCATCCAACTTACCCTCAAGACGATCCAACCGAGCAATCACCCGGTTCATATCGTCGTGTACGTCCGACTTCGTGACGTACTCCTTGGCGATCTCCTCCCGCGTACGGTTGAGAAGAATCTGAATGCGCTTCACCTCGTCCGCATGCGACTTGATCACCCAGAGAATGATCGCCGACAGGAAGGACAGGATGACGTTCCATATCAGCAGTTCCATGCTCGCAAACTCTTGTTAATCCTCGAATCTGGATCGTTCGCGGTCTTTGCGCTTGTAAGCTTCTTCTTCATGCCTTTCATACGGGCACAGAAAGAGTCTCGGCGCGGCCCGCCCTCCGGCTGTGGAGCCTTCAGGCCCGGCTTGCCCGGATTGGCACGGTTGTAGGAGGCGCGCCCTTTGGCGTTCAAGCCGCCTTCGGGATTCTTCCCCTCTGACCGTTGCCATGCTTGACTCTTAGCCATAAAAGATGGTCACGATTCCGCCGCTAGGCACCGTCACATAAATGCCGGTTTCAAACAAAATCCCCTCTCCGGGGATAAGGTTTGCAAACGGCACGATGGCGCTAGAAGGGCAGTTGAAGCGAAGTCGCTCGACACCGGAAGCTCCACCATCGGTAAAGACAATGTCGCCAGAAGTGCCGCCAGAAAGGCATTGATATCCTTTCAGCCGAGCGCGACCGGTCACCATAGTGCCGGTATCTTCTCGGTGCGCGGACTTTACATCGGTTTGCATCATGGCGATGCTCTCCTATTAAGCGGCAACAGCCAGACCGGTCTTGATGTCAATCCAATTAGCACCCTTACCAAAGCAAACAGTGCCTGCGTTGGAGTTGGCGTTGGAGACATAGATCAAACCGCCAACCACAACGGTGGGCAGCGTGGTCGTGGTGTAGGCCGTGAGAACGGGCATGCCGGTGGTGGTACCCGTGACGTTGCCGGTCACGTTACC